CGTTTGGTGTTGAGGTATATCCATATCCAGTATTTACAATTTGTAAAGAACTTATTGAACCATCACCCGCAAGTATTGCTCTTGCAGTTGCACCTTTAATTCCAAAATTGTCATAGTCTTTATTTCCAACAGTATTTGCAATGCTTACTGTTGCAGTTACACCTCCAAAATATCCTGATCCACCACTTGTAATGGTCAATGAAGATACAGTTCCTGAAGATCCAACATTGGCTGTTGCAGTTGCAGTTGATGAGTCTAATGTATTTGTAAAGAAATTTCCTGATCTTGATGTGGTAGGGGAAGAAATATTTGTTGGGAATGATGTGATTGTTTCTATACTAATATCGTCAATATATCCTATAAAACTTCTATCTGCAAAATCTGCTACAGAATCAGCAGGTTGAGCATCACCAACTTTAATACTTTGTCCCGATGTAAATAAATCTCCAGATCCGGCAATAAATATTCCTCCGGACACGTCGTTAACACTAAATCTTACTGAGGTATCCAAACAATCTAGTTGGACATAGTTCCATTGATCTGGAATCAATACTTCTCCATCACTAGTAACACCACTAAAAGATGAAAAATTGTAATTTAATTCATATGATGTGGCATTCATATGAATTTTAAAATCGGGAGTATGGAGGATAGAATAATTTGTTCCTACAAGAGGTTGAGATATTGGATAAATCCAGAATCTAATAGAAATACCTTGAGATGCACCTAAAGATGCTGTTGATGTAAATGTACCAATAGTTGTTACATCAGTGAGGGAGTCATGATACAAAGAATTGTTGCCAAATTTTATTTGTGCTGATGTTGGTGGATCTGATATTGTTACCGAAGGTGGCGAAGTTGTTGAATAGAATTCTCCACCATATGTTACAGAAAGACTTTCTACAGTTCCTGCAACCCCAACAACTGCAGATGCCTCCGCTCCTCCTCCCAATGGAGGATCAATAGATACAATAGGTTCAATATAATAACCACTTCCTGCTGTAGATATTGACAAAGTTCTTATACCATCATTTACAACAACTGCAGTGGCAGCTGCTCCAGCACCACTTCCTCCAGTTATAGTTACTGTTGGTGGGTTTGATGGATCGTATCCAAAACCAGCATTAGTTATTCTTATAGATTCTACAGATCTAACACCACCTACGGCCGTAGTTATTGCTACCGCTGTTGCATCATTTGCTGGATTATTTGTTGGTGAAGGTGATATTGTTACAGTTGGAGTTGATGTATAGTTATATCCATCATCAACTAAAACAATTCTTCCAATCATTCCATCACCAGCAAGAGTTGCCGTTGCAGTGGCAGTAACTCCAAGACCTTCCAAACTTAATGTCGTTATATATCCTTCATCTTGAACTGTACCATCAATTTCTGAAATAGAGGTATCAATATCTTCATTTTCATATTCATAAAGTTCACATAACAATTCATAAACATAAGTTTTTCCTAATTGATAAAAAGGTTTTTCAGATTCAACTCTTTTAATTTCAAACAGTCTTTGTCCCAATGGGAAGTATATCAAATCACCTTCTCTTGGTCTAGAAGGTAAATTTATATCATAATCTGTAATTGTATTATTATCAATTCCTTTCTGTATTCCATATAAGAATGGAGATATAAATTCTTGGAATCTTTCTTGTGATATTACTAAATTAATTTCATTTTTAAGTCTCAATCCAAACTTTGTCATCAAATCTGAACCTGGAGCATATCCTTCATAATTATCCAAATACGCTTCAATAATAAAGTTATCGTCAAACTTGGAAGATTGAACTTCTCTTAAAATATCATCAGTCTTTAAAAATTTTCTGGGAAGATAATATACATCAATACCATAGATTTTCAATTGTTCATTAATTAAATCTTGTATTAAAAATTGCTCTCTAGCGGAACCTTGGAGAAAAAAGGGATTGAGTGTCATGATTATCCAATAAAATCTAAAGGTGGAAGTTCATATTCCATGGTCATTCTTTGCTTAATATCATCAAGTTCTCTTTCAGCATCTTCATAAAGTTGCCTACCATTCAATTCTATTCCACCTGGCAGTTTTACACCATTAAATTTAATGAGGTTTTGACCCCACTGTCTCTTAATTAAAGATGTTAAATATTTTTTAAGAAAACTATCATTATAAATTTTTGCAAATGATGCAGGATCTAAAGCTCTATAGCATTCAATTACTATAAACTCCCCTGCAGTTTGTGCTCCCCAATCTATATCCAAATATAATCTATCTTGTCTCTTATTATATCTTATCTGCTTATCAGTTGTTAATAGGAAATCAATATCTTCAAGGTAAGATTTAACCATAGAATACTGTAGAAGATCTACTGAATTGAAATAATATAAGTCATTTAGGAATAATTGATATTTAATACTAAACATACCACCAGAAATCGAACTGGTGTCAAACTTAAATATTTTTTCTATGCCTATTACGGAATCTGGAACTTGTATAAAATTGGATGTTTCGTAAAAATTGAAGGTAGTTGCAGCAATACCTGTTGATGTTGCAGTTGTGGTTACAATTCCCACTCCATCAGTTCCTTTTGCCTTTCCCCTAGAAACATCATCGGACGTTATTTGATACTTCAAATACATCTTTTCAACACCATCGTAGTGGCGCTCATTAAAATATTGGAGGGCGTCATCTACCAAATCATCAATTTGTTCATCATCAACATTGATTTCTAGTACAGGAGCTCCTAGTCTACGGAGACAATAATCAACCAATTCTTGTCTTGTGCTTGGTTTGGACATTAGAATTCTCCTCCATCAATTGTTGTAGTCCAAATTGGTAGATCTGATGGATCTGTTGTTAATATATAGTTACTTGTATTAGTAGCAGCACTAGTATTTGGTGAAGTTATTAATTTTCCAGTGGTATCAAAATATGCAATACCATTTGGATCATTTACGTCTGCAGTCTCATAATATAAACCATCGGTGGTAGAAATTAAACCATTGACGGCTAAAGTGCCTGTTATATTGGCATCATTAACAATATTTACTTCATTTGTAAAAGTAGTAACGCCAAGTACTGATAAATTATTTAATATTTCTACAGCACCTTCGATATCTACACTAGATTTGAATACAGATACTCCAGTTACTGTCAAACCCAAACCAACGTTCAGGTCTTTAGAAATTCCTACGCCACCACTGACAATTAATGCTCCACTTGTAGAGTCGAAAGAATTTTCAGTGTTTGTAAAATACGCAATTCCTTCTATAGTTGTTGATGCAGAATCAATAACACTTGTCATTAAAAACTGCCTTGATGGCAGATCCCATACAAGTATTAATCCATCAGATTGAAATGTATTATCAACATCATCTAAATTGATTAATTTTGTTGGTGGTGATGTAGCGTTAGTTAATATTCTGGTTGCATTTTGTGGCCCAACCCTAGCCTTAATAGGAGATTGATTGACCGTTAGTGCGCGTACTGCCATTACCTAGTTACTCCCGCTCTTATAAGTGCGGCACCTTCTACAGCTTTTGTCAAAGTTCCAGAAACGGTGGTCAATTTTATATCATAAACATATCTTCCAGGTTTCAATAAAGAAGTTTCTGTAGAAGCTAAAGAAATTTTAACTTTCCCGCTATTTGCAGGTAAGATAACAGTTGAACCAAAGGATACTGAAGTAGAACTTGTATAGGTTTTTCTAAGTTGTGCTTCAACACTATATCCTGTCAAATCCAAATAATTACCGGAACTAGTATCTTCCAACTCAAAAGTAGTTTCAAAATCAAAACCTTGCTCTATTACTATATTAGATACAAATACAGCCATTATTCAGATGAGCATACGTTTCTTCTTTAGATATTTATGTCCGCATAAAGTTTTATTTTTTATTTAAAATTTCTTTTAATAAAGATTTAATCTCGTCAATATCTTCCTTCATTTTTTCAAGTTCTTTCTTTTGATTTTCTCTATAGTTTAAAGCATTCATATGCTGATTATACGAGGCGGTGTCACAATTTACTATGGCACCGCTCTTTTCATCTCTATATAAGTTTTTATATCCTTCTACACGTATCATGCCAATGCGATTGTTCTGAGATCTTTTATTCTTGGAGCATATGCCTGATTAGTACCAGACATTACAACCTTAATCGTATAACCAGTAAACAAATCTAAGTTGTCCGCAGTAAATTCATATTCTAGATATTGATTATCGGAACTTGCGGGAACTTCAACATCAGATCTACCGCTGTTTTGAGAAGTATCTACTGGGGTTAAAGTTCCATCTGCCTTTAATTCCAAGTTGTCATATCCTGGGAACAATTCAAATTCTTGATCAACTTCACTCGAATCAGCTCTGATCAAACTGTAAAGAACTCTGATGTCAGCAGAACTATGTCTATATGCCGCGAGTATTACCTTAAGTGATGATGCAGGTTGTGCTAAGTTTACAGTATTTGAAACATAGATTGCTGCATGTGGATCAAATAGTGAAGAATTTACTCTACCATCTGTTACATAATCGGATACTGGACTATTCAATCTACTCAATCTAAATTCAGTAATTGATGAGTCTGTGTATATGACAGGTGATAAATTCTCATCAGTTGTATTCAAGGTTATACCAGTTGTAAATGATTTGTTCCTTGGTAATGTGGTCAATTTAGCAACTTCATTTACATTCGATGCTACCATTCTTACAGATGTTAGTTTATTAACCTCATTCAGTTCTACTGGTTCGAATCCATTATCTACAAATGGTGTTTCTGTTCCATCAACACTTCTTCCCGTAGTAGTTCTTATATTAGAAGTTACTGTGGTTGCAGAACTTGGTGTTAATACATCATAGTATGGAATGATTTCATTGAATTGGATGTTTTCTGTGGCTTTGCATCTTTGACCACCAACAAAATCTTCGGAAGAGAAAGATAATTGTGGTGTTTCGGAAGTAGATCCATCACTAGATCTATTCATACCATTGGTTGACATATCAATAGCAATATGATATGAGTCAATAGTATTGTCTAGAGTGCTTACAGTATTTTCAACATTATTAATTCTTCTAAGAGATACTCCATTCAACTCATATTTTGTAACCAAACTTTGGGTTGAATGTGGTTGAACTTTGCCTTCAACAGATCTAGAATCTATTGTAAGAGTTCCACTGCCAACAGCATTATAAGATATTATTTCATCGCCAATTTTTACATATCCAAGGTAAGAACCAGAAACAGGTTGCCCTTCAAATGTTGAGAAGGTTGCAGTACTTGCAACACTAATTGTTGTTGTTTCTGTCAGTGATAACTCTGAGGTTAATGTTGTTGAAGGTACATTTGGTTCAATTCCAGTCAATGTGACTTTATCTGTTGAAGAATACATTCCGTGATCGAAATGGTTCACTCTGATATAATTTCCAGAATTTAAATTGCTTCCTTCAGTTGTTCTATCGGTAATTGTTGTGGAAGCAAGTGATACAATATTTCCAGCATCATTATAATAACTTAATCCTGCTCCAACTTGGAATGTCTTGGATGCTCCCTTTTCACCCTGAACACCAGACAGATATAAAGTATCCAATCCTGAAATTGCGGAGATTGTAAATCTAGCATTTCTTCCTTGGCCAGAAGCAACAACACCTACAACATCACCAACTTGATATCCATTTCCAGCAGTAGTAACGGAATTAAAACTTAACACTCCATTAGTTGAGGTGACATTCAGTACTAATCCAGAACCATTACCAACAATATTTGTGGTGTCTAAACTGTATGTTCCTGAAACATAATTTGTTCCTCCATCCGTAACAGATGCGTTAGTAACAGATCCTCCTGTACCAACAATATATCCATAACCAAAATCATTTGAACCTGAAATTTTTCTTCCTGCGGTTAAAATTCCAGTTACACTTGCCTCGGAAGTTGTAGTAATTCCTAGTGTTACGGTCTTTGGTAACGTTACCAATGGGTTGTTTCCAAGTGTTTCTACATAACCATTACTTTCATCCAGTGTTGGATTGTAGAAGAATGCAGTTCCAGTATTTGAAGTAAACTTAGCCTTATAAAGTTTAAACTTCATATCTTGGTATTGATTTGCTGTCCAGATAGATCCGTTTTGAGACAGGAACAAACTACCAAGAGCAAACTGTTTGGAATATATAACTGCTTCAGCGTCTGGGAGGGATTGTGTATTTACAGTTTTTTCTCCCATTTCTGCAATCCACATTTCATATTCGTCTGTAGTTGGTGCTACAGCAACAATTGCATACTCTTCGCCTGGGGCAAGATATATTGGATAGTCAAAAGTAACTTTTGTTGCAACTTCTCCTGTTGAAGAGGTATTTACCTGATTAGGAGTTAATGTAACTGGATTTCCAATTATGTCGCGGGTAGGAGTTCCCAACTGAACAGTTCTAACTTCAATTGTTACTGGATCATTTCCAGAAGGTTTAGATGCAAAGAATAGATCAACAGCGGTCAAGAATGCACCATTAGCATCATCATTGTCTCCATTACCACCAACACTGAAAGATTGTGCTAATGGGTCATAAAATTCTGTTCTTACTCTTGTTGTTTGTACTTGACGAACTTCAAATCTTCCTTCAGATTTATAGGATGTTTCTGCAGTAGACTGCAATTTGCTTCCAGGAAGTGGTTCTGCGTTAGTAGAACTATTCGTCAATTTGTAAGTTTTAGTTCCTGTTGTAATTCTAACAGTTGGAGCTGGAACAGCAAGAGGATCTTTTAAGAAGAAGGTTCCCAATAAGTCCCCATAATTGTCACTAATAAGACGAAGATCTTTTACGTATGCAACTGATCCACTAGTTTGTCCAATTAATTTTGCACCAGTTTCAACGTAACCATAATATTTGCCTTGTGCCTCTTCAGAAAGTGCATATGTATCAATATTGAGAACTTTTGACGATTGACTATATGTTTCTTGTAAGTTTTCGGTTTTTATGTATGGATTTATATCGAATGTTTTTGTTGGAGCATTAAAAGGACCAGACTTATGATTTCCTGAACATAATCTAAATCTTATTATTTCTACACCATCCTTATATCCAATTACAGTTTCACCTACAGAGAAAGATCCAGAAGATCCATAATTTACTAATGAAGGATCGTTGGAAATTTCTAATAATTTGGGGACAAAATCAACACTACCATTTCCGTCGAAGAATTGGAAGAATATTGTAAGTGGTTTTAAGTTTGTAGCCGAAAATGTTGTATTTCTGGATCTCATGTACTGCTCATTTCCAGAAGATACTACTACATCTCTCGAAGAAACAGATGTTGTTACTTGACCAGCACGATTTGGATCTGCAACTCTTCTGTTTGTGGATGTAACTGATTCTTCCAGTCTAACTGTTCTTGTCCAACTATCACTTTTTGGCGATAAAGTGACAAATCCATTATAGGAAACAACATGGAATGGGTTTACATTTTCAACCTTGGTAGCCAAAGGTTGTTCAATCCAACCAACACTATCATATTTTAATGTAATAGTATTTCCTGTTTTTTGAACATTCGAATCCAATAAATCATAATTTGTCGAAATATCTAAGTTTTCGTCGGTAATGTCCGTAGATGGAGCGATTTGTGGTTTTAAGGTATTTCTACTTGTAATTGTAGTCAATTCCTGAGATGCGGAATCTACTTGAATAGAAGATACATCGACGTTAATTAATGAGTTATTTTTGAAATCGTCTACAAAGAATCCTGTTTTAAATCTGTCATTTCCATCAGCATCTCTGACTTGAAGTGTTTGTGTATTGAGTTCTAACAGTGAAAGTGATGTTAAAGTTTCTAGATTCTCAATTCTATCTTCAAGTTTTCCAATATCTCTCATTGTATATCTTCTATTATCAACGAGAGAAATTTGAGCGTCATCTGGATTGTAAAGATATGCTGGCAGCGTAATAGTTGCCAAATCCATTAATCCATCTGGATTTTTATTTGAAGGTGCTTTTGGTTCTACTGCAGAGATTCCTTTTTCTACAATAAACTTTCCATAAGTATCCAAATAAATTTTGTCTATTCTTGGGAGATAGTAAGAATAACCCAATAAAGAATTTTCTTTTGGTTTCAGGATAAACTTTGGTAAAGTTCCAAATGACCTTGAATCGAAATCAAATGGAGATTTATCTGTAGCTACAAATTGGGAAACTCTTGGTCTAAAATCTAAAGTATCAGATGCTCTTACAGAATTTTTTCCAATGAGAGGAATATCCTCAGCAAATCTTTCTTTATCATAACTCAATACAGTATAAACATCACCTTCATCCGATGATGGGACAGTGTAATGATCAAAGACTACTTTTAATCTTCTGGAAGGAACAGATGAATTTGATCCTCTAACTAATTTGGAATAATCATAGTATTCATCTTTTTGTCCCTTATTTAACTTAAATGAAGTGGTAACATTTTTATATGAACCATTAGTTATTGTCTGTATTGGTGCTGTATTGTTTGATTCTTCTAAAGTTACAATTTCATCTGCGGCAAATTTATTGCTGTTTAAATATACTACAGATAAGGTTAATGGTAGTGACTTTGAAACAACTCTTGCAACAGCACTTCCAGTAGTGCTGACAATATTTTCACCAACAATAGCATTACTAACTACAGAACTATCAAAAAATTGAATTTGATCCAAACTAGGAGCATTTTCATCTAAAGACTCCAGAACAACAAGTACTTTAGATACATCTGGCCAAGTTAAACAAATCTCTTCATCCTGAACTCTAAGTCCATAGTTGGAGTTATATGTCAATCCATCGGAAATCGAATTATTAGCATCCGATCCAGACTGTTGATACTTGGAATATACAACATCTAATACGGAACTTCTTGTATATTCCTTAATTTTACTTCTAATTCCACTCTTAGTCAGAGTTGCATTAACTACAATGCCAGATTCTGATGTGGATAATGCATTAATAGTTACTGTGTTTGAACTAATAGAAAACGCATCGGAAGTTACTGTACCAATACCGCCTCCAGTATAATGAACAGAATATCTTTCCTCATCAAATGGGTCAAAGAATGCACTTGTAATCCCACTACTTAAATCTGAGAGAGCGAATGTTAAAGAACCAGATCCATTTGTCGTCTCATTGGTAATTTGTTCTGATATCTTTAGAGTAGATCCAGAAAGATCAACAGATTCAATATTTGAATCTGGAAGTTGTGCATAAAGACTTGCTTTTTCTTGATTTCTTAAAGTTGGAATACCAAGTTTAATAGAGGAATATGTTCCATTTGTTACCGTACCATCGGACACTCCAGAAACAGTTGGTCCGGCTGCAAGGGAAAGTGTTGTCCCATTATTTGCGGTTACTCTATTGAAGATTTCATCTCCCGATCCAATTTGATATCTGATAATATCACCAACTTTGACACCGGTGAAAACTTTTCCTGGACTTGTTAAAGTATTACTACCAGTTATGGTTCCACCAGTAACTCCATTTGGAAGAGGTCTAGACTCTAAAACAGAATCTCCAGAAAAATTGGGGAATCCTGAAAGTCCGCTCTGGGTTACAGATTTAATATCTTGAGTTCCATAAACAGTAAATGATGATACTGTCGCTGAAGCATCAACACCATTGATAATAAGTTGTTCTCCTACTATAAAAGATCCAGAAGTTTGTCTAATACTTACTGAACTTCCAGTTCCAGAATCAACTGCATAACCACTAGCACCACTACTCTTACCCTTGATAAAAGATGATGTTATAAGTGATAATGGTGCTACAGGAGTATTTAAAGTTAATGATGTATATGTTTGAACATCATACAAGTATAAATCCCAACTTGTAGATGCATCAACATATGCAGAACCAGTTAGATTGAATGTATATACTCTAGCATCACCAATTTGTGTTCCACCACCAGCAGACTGGTTGAATAGATTAACAGATTCTTTTTGCTTTAATGCTCCAGACACATTATTGACTCTGAGCAAATTGCCCATCTCAAATGGAATATTTGCAGTATCAATAGATTTAGTATCTCTTGGTTTCTCTACGTCTATAATTGTATTTGAAACGGTTTCTATGTTATATCCCCCAACATAAGCCTCTCCTGGAGAAACTTTTACACACATCAAATCATCTGAAGGTGTATTTAATTGATCCGTATCTTGATTTGAGAAAAATAATCCATCATTACCCAATCTATCATTTAAAGAATTATGTAATGATATTGCAAAATTCTCTAGCGCATAATGTCCAGATTCTTCATATGTTCTTTCTGCAAAATAATCACCAAGTCTAGCAAGATCTGTTTTATTTTCTATTATTTTAATCTTACCATTTTCGACTCTTAAAAGTTCTACGAAATCAGTATCGTTTGTGTCTGATAATAATTTTTTAGATAGGGTAAGATTTATTTTTAATCTATCTGCACCAGGAGCAGCATAGTTTGTAAATCCTTTTGCATTGTCATTGAGAGAAGAATCATCTTTTGCATTAACTATAGATTCTTCAATTTTTAGACCAACTCTATATGATGGGGTATTTGTATAATTATCTAACAATATGGTTTGCTTAGATACTCTTGCAAAATATCCTCTAATAAAATAAACACCGTCTCCAATTGACGCAGCGGATCCTATGGATGATGCATTTAAATCTATTAAAGATGCAAAGGGTGTTCCAGCACTAATTACAGTATTTCCATATATTACATCTTCATCAGCATATAAAGATTCTCCATCTTCAAATTGTTCAAATTCGAAATTATCATTCGAATCTACATACTTAACATATAGTGTTACATTTTCTACTTCCTGACCATCTGGAAGAGCAATGTATTGAATAGTTGCTGTAGATCCAGATCTTTGTCCTGTAATTTTTTTACCAATGAAATTATTGATATAGATGGAAACATCCACACCAAAAGATGTTGGATTCAGTTTGATTGCATAGAATTGATCATCATATACAATATTTCCTGGTATAACTACAGTACCATCTTTGAAAGTGTAACTTCCAAAAGATTCTATTTGATTTTGTAATATTGATTGTAGAGTGGTTAGTTCTCTTGCCTGAACAGGATATCCTGGCTTAAATAAGACTTTATAAAAATTTTTACCCGAATCAAAGTCGTCAAAATATGGGTTGATATTTAAGTCTGTTTTTTGTGACATCTTTTTTAGAATTCCAGAATGATTTTAACGTCTTCTTTTTGCCTAAGATTTCTTTCAACTTCAGGTCTATTACTAATGTAAATAATATCCCCTGTCTTTTTATTTATCTCTGGATTTGCAAGTCCTCCAGTAAAATTGACACCGAGTGCCACACCATTTTCAGAACTTCCAGTAAATCCTGCAGATACATTAGTGCTAGTTGCCACTGAAAATGTTATATTATCAGAATTATTAAATTCAACTATTTTTGATCCTACAGCAATGTCTGTGCTATCTTGCTGACTTACTCCATTTGTTAAAAATAGTGAGCGATCTCTAAAATATTTTAAAACCTTAGTATCAGTATCATAAGATGCTACGTAACCTTTAGCAATACTACTAGAACTCTGTGTCTGGGTTACAGTTTCACCCGGATTAGGAGTTCCTGTGTAAGCACTATCTAATTTTAGAGCATATAGAGATGTGTATGTGGAACCAGTATAAGTAGAGATTCCGGAAAATTCTTTTGGATTTTTTATCAATCCAACTTGGGCAAATTTAGTATCAGATGGAAAATCCTTAGTGGAATCATCAAATCTTGCATAAACTAAAACTCTATCCGCACCAAGTTCTTTATAAATGTCATATCCATGACCTCTAGATGGTGGTATAATAGGTATCAATTCTGCTGGAGATGATATGGTTCCTGTTCTCTGCAAATCGACTATTCCATAGGTGTATCCACTTCCACCAGTAACAATATTTGCTGATGTAATTGCCCCACTAGCATTTACTGTTATAGAAACCGTAGCACCAAAACCATCACCTAAAATATTATATGTTCCGTTAGAATATCCAGTTCCAGCACTTTTAATATATACTTTTTTTATTTGATTTAAATTTACATCAGAATCACCTGCTTCTCTGATTGTTTGTATATTAGATTCTGTTGAAGTCAACCAATCATTTGGAAGAACAATATACTCCGTTGAATCAAATTTAATAATATCACTTGGAGAAATTGAGAAAAGATATTTCCACAAATATCCATCAGCCCCTGCAGAAAATGGTTGCAAATCTGTGGATGTTGGTTCAAATTTAGATCTGTCGCCTTTCAAGTTTGTTCCACTTGATGCATTATCTAAACAAACATAGACTCTAAAGTCAGAATTAATTACATAATAATTTGCATCATACAACCTACTTGTTCCAGAATTTGGAGTTAAGTTTGAAGTGCTATAATCATGCCTATACATATCATAGGAAGTATTTTCCGTCCAAGCAACCTTTCTTACAACCCTCCTTACATTAGCACTGGTTATTCTTCTACCAAAAAGAGCAGTATCTCTGTAGTGAGAATTATATTGAAGATTGTCTGTTGGACTTGGTGGACCACTTGGATTAGAAGACCAATCGCTAGTTCTACCAAATCCAGCAGCAGTTGAATTTGACAATCCTAAAAATGCATAATATGAATTATTATTATCTAATACAGAATCTACAAAATTACCAGCATTCAGTATTCTAAATTGATCTGTTACGACAGCAGCCATGTTAACATAGTTTTTTAGGTATTTATAATACTTTAGGTAGAGATCCAGTTTGTCTCAACCCAATTCCTCTTCTTTGAAGAATGGGGTATGTGGATAATCCAGAAGCAGTCAGTCCAGTAACACCTATTGATATTGGATTTGAAGACCTTACCAATGTAGCGGTATTTGACAATCTTCCCCAAGAATATCTACCTACAGGATAGTTTATTGTTCCTGTTGTAGAAATTCCAGAAAGATTGGAAGCGGAATGTACTCTACAAGTAACGATACCCGAAGCCTCATCTAATGCATCAACTCTATAAACATTATCCAAATATTCTGTTCCAATACCAATAGTTTCAGAATCTGAGAATGAAATAGATGTGACTCCATTTCCAACTAAAGTGTTAAAGACATAAATTGGATATCCAACTTGTAAATCTGTACCAACCAGAGTATCAAAAGTAAATTCTATAGCTAAGTTTGGAGATGATGTTGATGAGATTTCAGTTATAGCACCACTTTGACCCTGAATTGTTGTAAAGTTTGTAATTAACTCCACATTACCAGAAGCAACTGTGGAAATTCCATTTATTACAATGGCATCAAAGGAAGATGGCGAGTCATAGTCAAAAAGGTCAATACTATCAACAAATATTTCTTTGTCAGTTGTGCTTAAATCGCCAATTATATTAACAACAGGATATACTAATGATTCCAAAGAATCTCTAGATTTGAAAACAAATTCGCCATTTATTTTCTTATCAACTTTTTGTTTAGTCCAATTCAACAATCTTGTAGATGTACTAACTCCAGGTCCAGAATAAACATTAGTTTCAAATTTATCTGCAACAGTTATATCAGTTACTGTTCTCTTATTTTGATCTGGAACTTCTGGATAAACATTATTTTTTACAAGTTGTACAACATCTCCTTTTTTAATAGTTTCTGCAATTCCAGTTTCTATAATCGTATCTCCAAGAGAACCCTTATAGAAATATACTGATATAACATCTTCAGGTATTGGTGCTTGTGTAAATCTAAATGAGGTTCCTCCACTATATTCATAATTTACTCCAGGTACTTGTAAAACACCATTAATGAATATCAATAAATTATTTTGCAGATTTATTCTAGAATCTGATGGTGTTTCAAAACTTAATAGATCTCCATTGTAGAATATTGGGAAAATAGTTCTAACACCATCTTGATATGAAGAAATGGAGTCAATAAAGTCTAAGTTGCCAAATTCCCAAGCAGAGAATTTATCCGAATAAACTTCAAGTACAGTAAATTCACACTCCGAAATCGGTGATCCCAAAGATGCATCCGTAACAAGTCCTACAGGTTTAAATACATCACCCTTTCTGAAAGAATATCCAGTTTTTGTAATATCAAATTCTGTAACACCAAAGTATGTTGATCCTATTCCAGCAGAAGGTATCGCTTCTACTTTTAAACTTACAGACAATCCAATTCCAGTTTCTGTTGTAGATCCAACACTCAATCTAGAAACACCGATTACAGGAAGATTTTCATAGGTTGGTGATGGAATCAATAATTGTGGATTGTTATATCCAGTTCCACCAGCACCTATCGAGAAGGACAGTGTACCACCTGCTCCTACTGTCGCTGTAACTGTTGCAGGATCTCCACCAGCGTCTTGTGTTGGGTCATATACAGTAACAGTAACAGGCTCTCTATATCCAGATCCTACATTGTTTACGGTGATGGTTTGTATTGGTTTAAAAGGACCAAAAGCAGATAGAGATACATCAGCAGCTACTAGTGGTGCAAATCCAAGACCAGTAGTTGATCCAAGAGAAACTATAACTCCACCTCTTGGAGTTTCATTTTGATTAATATCCTCATCTGAACTAATATACTCCAGTGGATCACTATTTGGAACTGTAATACCCGAGAATGTTACTGTTGTGACACCAGCAGTGTCTGTTATTATGTAATTTCCATTTGGATTATTATCTGTCGTTGGTTGTTGATATAACCCGTTTATCAAAATAATTCCATTTCCACCAGTACTTCCTATTCCAGTTGTATTTGCTCCTCCAACTGTCAGGGTAAATGTCCTACCAATTCCATTGATAGAGTCTGATATATCATCATAAACTTTATTTGAAGAATAATCAGATTTTAAGAATACTCTGCCACTAAATGTTGATGTAGAATAATCTAAGTTTGATTCTGTTTTATCTATCTGCGAATTACCTCTTGGTGGATCCACAAAGTGTAGTGTATTTTCTACAATATTATATGATCCTCTATACACATCAACTTGAGTTGATGTGGTATGTGATGTTGAGATAGTTCCAACAAATCCTCGTTTAGTTTCGACCAAATTAAACGTTCCAAAATTAGATATTGGACCGACAGAAGAAGTTCCGAGACCTACGTTTGTAACGTAAATATATTCATCCTCAATTTTTAAAACATCTGAAGGATTGATGGAAGATATACCACTTAGATTAAATAATGTGGTTGCTGATCCAATATTTTCCGATAGAGTATGTGATATTTTTGAGAAAGAGAGGGGACTTTGAATTAGGTTATCAATAACAATAATTGACTTGGAATTCTTTTCCTTCATCTCAAACTGGTGTACATTTCCACCACCAAGATCTGTAAATGTTACTGCTGTCCCACTTCTTGTTGTGGATATTTGGAACTTATCATAGTTATTATTCGATACGACTGCAAATACTGTAGATGGTAAAATACCAGTTACACCACTACCGACATTGCTATATGTCAGAGCAGTTGTTGCAATTCCAACAATTGATGATTTTGGAGTATAAATTAATTCTTCTCCATCCTTAAAGAAGTGATTTGTGATACTAAATTCACCAGTAGCAGCATTCAATACATTCGTATCCTGTGGATCAAAAGATTTTAGGAAAATCTTAGTTCCATCTGAAGTTGCATCAAAAGCAGTGGCATTAATTCTATTACCATTGATTGAGTTATAGAATGCCAGTTCTTGCAATTCTACATTATTACCATATTCCAGTTCATCTGGTATATTGGAGATATCAATATCAGTATAAAATACTTGTGTGAATGCGCTTATGTCAATATTTTGTGAGGAATATTCTGCATCTGGATGGAATTCTACGTTCAAATTAGAACCAGAAACATTACCAGTAAAGGTTCCTATTCCCAGTGCAGTATCAAAAGTGGAAATACCACTTACGCTGAGAATTGCTGACTGCTGTAAATAAGTATCTGTATCATCAAATACCATCATTAGTTGATGGACAGCTTTTGTTGAACCGACGCTAACTTCTACTATAGATTTTGTAGCATTGAAAAGATTTTTATCAATAGAAAATACTGTGCTTACACCAACCCCATTAACATAATCTGACTGATAGATTGCAGTTCTTTCTGATCCATCTGGTTGTCTATCCAATTTAAATCTATAAGTTCCAACGCCAACAGAAGTTGCACCAAAACCAACTATTCTTGATCTAAGTGTGACATTTGTTGATTCCGTATTAAAATAATTTAACTTTAAAGATCCTCCAGAAATTTCTGAATTAAACGATCCTATTGGTGTATTTGAAAATGTTACAATATCAGTGTCTGCATAAAATTCTGATATATATGTGTTTGATCCGTCTGAAGTAACATACAATTCAACAAAATTCAATTCCTCGGTAACATCGTCAATTACTTGAATATTTGCATACAAAGATTTGAATGATGTATTATCAAGTGATACAACAGTAGATGAAGATATTCCTGAAGTAAGAATTCCAGTCGAGCTTATTAAGTCAATAAATCCAATAGAAGTTGTTCCAATTCCTGCTGAAGATGATGCAAATTTATTCCTAATGATTTTTAAATCATAATCGGTATCAAACGGATCTTTTGGATCAAATCTTAAATAATCATCACCAAATTCATCACGTTCTATTGTAATTTCTCCATATTTTTCATCTGGAATATGTAATGTAGTTGTTCCTACATTCGAGACACTTCCCCTCTCTAACAGATACTTCAATTCTCCTTTGCCAAGCACTACCACATCAGTTAATTGAACTTCACTTCCATCAGATGAAGTTATTCTGAATATAAAATTATCATATGTAGAATCAGTATCTAATTTTTGGACATTTAATACTGTAAGTGGATTATCTTCAAAGAACGAGAATTGATTGCTTATATCATCTATAGAAATTACTTCGTTCCCTATATTTTCAGCATAATCTGATAATTTTTTATTAATCAGTTTTATAAAACTTGTTTTTCCAGTTGCTTGATCTATATCAAAATCATATCCAAAATCAAAACTGTTTACGGTATCAACTCTTAAATCATCATATAAATTATAGTTGATTGTTGTTTCTTCTAAACCAGTTACAGTTGGGAATTGTGGTGGGAATTTATTGTCAAAGGCAGATAATTCGGTGTCAACAAAATCTTTTAGTCCGCTTGTATGAACTAAAGGTTTTACAACTTTCACTACTTCACTGTATTCTTTACTACTCCTTATACTATAAGAAAGATTTTGATAATAATCATTATTTGGGATAAACTGAGAATCTAGATTTAATTTTCCAACATCATCTTTCCATCCAAAATCTTTTGGTATTGAATAAGAAACATTAAATATACCGTCATTTCTTTCAATATTGCTCACTGTAGCTACAGTTGCAGATTCTTTTCCTTGTATCGATTGTTCTTCTGTTAATTCATATGTTCCTGATACTTTTAATCTTGATCCATCATATGAAGAAACGAATAAATCTGCAGAGACTCCATCTACTATTAATTGTTCCCCAATAATAAAGTCTATCCTTTTTTGAATAACATCAAAAACTGGATAATCATTCTTATCTATAATATACGCAAATCCATCTTGAATTGTTTTTGCAATTCCAGTGTTTGTTGTTAAACCTCCATTAGATGAACCTGATAGATCAAATACTACCTTATCGTATGGACTAGACTGAATATAACTATCAACTACAAGAAACTTATATCCATAGTCTTCAGAATTAAATCCAGATCCTTCGGAACTAATTTTTTGTATTCCTTCCAAAAATACTTCATCTCCAGGAGCAAAAGGATCAGTTGCATATCCCAGTGGAGGTATTGTGATAAAACAAGTAAATATTCCAGTAGAATCAGAATCTACTCTTGCTATTGTTATTCCATTTGAATTATTAACTGTAAAAATACTAACAGAGTCTTCTGGGAGACCAGTAGGATTATTATCTATATTTACGGAAGATATGGATTCACCTAAAAGATTTGCAGTTAAAAGACCAGAATTTATTTCTTCACCAGTTGCGGAATTTACAATTACTAGATCTGGTGCTTCTATGTATCCACGACCACCATCCTGAACCAAAACTTCATCTAAAGTATTTGAATCTTTGATTACTATACTTGGTGAAACAAAAGCCGTTGGTCTTAAAGTTGGATCGAAGGAATATTCAAATTCTTCATTTACAATTCTATAATCTTTTATATCACCGATAGAATTCGATTTTGGAACAATATAAGAATCTTTACCATTGGTGGAAGATATGGTGTTAACACTAGGAATTTTCTTATAACCAAAACCACCAGAGATTAATTTTATTTTGGAGATAGGTCCTTCAGCAGTTTTGGAGGATGTAATATACTCCAAAGTATCACATTGATTACTATCATATGATAAATCTTCTGGATAAGATTCCAAAATAATGTCAAAGGTAGTTGCTGATGTCCCTACAATTTTATATTCATTATTATACAAACTTTCTTTGTAATTTATTTCCGAATAATTTTTTACATCCTTATCTGTACTACTAATATATCCAGATTTTTCTAGATTATAGTAAAGTTTTTCGGGTAAATTTGAATCATATGAAATTGTTAACGCTGCCCCAACAGTTCCTATTGTTGATTCGTATTTAAGGTTAAATGTATCGGTGGAAGCTGTAGAAACAAATTCATCTTTAAACTCATTATCTCTATAAATTTTGAAATTATATGTAAGAAGTGAAGGATCTGATAAATCAAATACTAAATTATTATTCTTTACAGAATTTATTCTTGGGTTTATTGGTGATATTGAATGAGAAGACCCTCCAGTAGAAGCAAAACTTACATTTGTTGGTGGAGACGATAAAGACTCTATGTAAGATCTACAAAGTTTAATATTATTTGAATCGACTTTAAACACATAATAATTGCCCGTAGACAATCCAGATATTACATTATTTGATGAATAATAAACTTTATCGCCACTGCTAAATCCATGTTCATCAATATTGATGGAATCGGTTGATGTGTTTACACCTGTAGAACTAAAACCAATAGTATTAATCAATATGGTGTTCGTATCATTGTTTCTATAAACTTTTACGGAGGTAGAAGTTCCGATACCAACAGATAGATTTGGATTTACCGTCAGTTTTACGACATCATTTAAAACCATCCCGTGTGATGTTGAGACAGATACAGTTGTCTTTATCTTAGATACAGTACCTTGTACTTTTTCATTTGTTTTTTCAAAAGAGTAAAGATCATTATTGCTTCCAGAAGTATGGAAAAATACCTCTTCAGAATCTAATGCTGTTTTTATTCCAATTAAATTTGAATTTTTATTTACCACATAAACTTGTGATGGTAAATTCAAAGTGTTTAATCCATCTGTGGAAATTGAAATTGGTGATCCATTAGCCGTAAATGAAATCAATTGATTGTTTTTAAATGGATGACCCTCAAGATATATGGATTTTGTTGGTATTCCGCGTTGAATTCCAATAGTTTGTGCAAAATCATATGATGTTAAGTAATTTATTCCTGACGTTGTTCCAACTCCAACCGTTTCTGTTGGATTGAAAAATACTTTATCATCTAATTTTGATTTGAAATATTCTAATTGAGTGTTAATGGTAAATGAATCTGGTAAAAATGTAACTGTGGAGTTTTGATCGTGTGATACTCCTGTTAAACCTCTTTCAACCCTAATTGCATTTTTATTTTTATAGATTTCTAAAACTCTTACAGTTTCTGTCCCAATACCAATACTACTACCAATAGAAATATTATTAGGAATATTGGAAACATATATTTCAGTGGTTCCTATGCTTGCAACTGATGAAATACTAGAAATTGCAATAGCACTCTTAGATTCTACACTTATTTTAAAGGTATTATTGAGAGATGATAAAGTAGTAGAAAATCCTGAAATAGTTACATAATCTCCACTACTCAAATTGTGGTTAGGCAAAATAAATACTTTTATTTTTTCAGAATCTAACCAAGTAAATGTTGAATTTTCATATTTTACTAATTGGGTATTCAATTCTGTGATATTTTTACCTTTAACAAATGAAACCGCCGCATAAGCTCCATTTCCATTAGTACCATTATTATCAAATTGCAATAGATCGTCTACTTTATAATCTACACCAGATGATTTTATGTCAAATGACTCTACAGATCCATTATTAACTGATTCGATAATTATTTTTTGATTTTTTATATCATCTATTTCAGGAATAAAGTCATATCCAGCGTTTTCGTCAGAAACTTTATAAGGATTTGTATTTCTCAACAATTTTGTACTTGAAAAATCAAAAGATTGTGATAAAGTTTTGTTTTCTTCTAAAACTTTTGATTTGTAACTATTTCCTATAAAATATGGGAAAGATGGATTTCCTAATGCATCAATAGTTGCGAAATAAGCATAAACTCCATTTGGAAATTCTTGTGTTTTTCCAAATCTACCATTATATTCATCTAGATCACCAGAGTTGTTGAATTTGTAATCCTCTACAAAATATCCTGATGCAAATCCAGATGGTCTATCTACATATGAAGTATCTAAAACATAACTGGAACTTATTCTAGTTATAGATCCAGCATTTTCTTGATCTGCATATCCAAATGGACCATATATTGGATTTCCGTCGTATGCCCAGCCAATTATTCCCGAAATAGAAGGATTTGCAATATCCGCACTTTCTGAAAAAGAACTTCTAAGGTTATCAAAATATCCAATAACACTATATTTTAATTTATCACTGTCAGTTTGCGATAAAAGTTCACTTCCATATTTGAAATTGGCATTTATTGTAAGTTGTCTAACGTTAGGACTTAATGATGCATTAGATCCTGCAGGAATTACTTTTATAGTGGAAGATGATGAATATCCAATACCAGTAGATTCTACTTGTACACTTGTTATTGCACCATTATTAATTGATGCTTTTAATTTGGCACCAGAACCAGCGTTGGTAGGATCATAGACTACTAAATCTGGGGTAGAATAATATTCTAATCCACCAAAGTCCACATTTACAGAAACTATTTGTCCATTAGAAATATTTGGAACCAATGATGCACTTTTTCCGTTTTTGATAGTTACTGTCGGATTTTTTTGATAATTTAAAATTGTAGATCCATAACCAGTACCTCCATCATACACATAAACCTGATCTATACTACCTCTTACAGATGGTGTTAGTGAAATTTCTTCATATGTTTGAGTAGAAGTTCCAAATCCGACAGGATTGTATTTTATTGAAACTGATATTGAAGGATAACTAAAGTACTGATATCCAGATCCAACACTTTCCAAATTTGTATAGTATAATGAATCATAATCTACAGTACTGGTTCCACCAACTCCAGCATCACAAAGTCTAAATGAATTATCATCTACTTTTAAAATATAATATTGTTTTGATGTTGAAAGGCCGGTTATTGCCGATGTTTCAAAAGAATAATTTACCAACTCACCAGTTTTGAACCCGTGATTTGGGAAATTGATAGAGTTGGTTGTAGTAGATATACCAGATGATTTTACAATTAATTTTCTGTTTGTATAACCACTTCCACCATCTAAAACTTTAATTTCAGATATAGTGTTTTTGCGAGAGGCTGTAGTAAATTTATGAGTACCAGAAGATCCTGTAGTAAATCCAACAATGTTTGTGTTTGAATTATAATCTTCTAATGTTTCGAAGAGAGATACTGTAGTATTATTTTCTACTCTTACATAGTAAGAAGAACTATTTACGAGTTTTACAGATTCTGCAGAATCGATAGGAATCTCTGTATTACCATTTGAGTTGTAGATTATTTCTTCACCATTATTTAAATTATGATCATTTAAAAATACTACTCTATTCCCTGTTGTACTAATTCCACCTCCATTTTCTACGGTTCTTCCATCGAAT